GTGTAGCAGTGATGTCCTCCCTCTGTGGCCTTCCGGTGGTACCCGTCGGCGCGTCGTGGGCATGTGTCTTCTGGCATGGTCGTTCTCCCAGGTTGTGGAGGTGAAGTGCTGTTATTTAGAGTGAGTCTGTTGCATAGTAGTCTCGATCACGGCAGCAGCTTCGGCTTGCTACACGCTATGCCCGATAATCTCCTGTATCGACATTCCTGCCTGCTGGGGTGATGCTACCGTTTTTCCGCAATAATTTGCGGCCCTTCAGCTGCTCCTGTGCGGCTGTCCACCGATCCGCTGTGATGCCGTATCGTCTCTTGGCCTCAGTAAATCTGATGTTGCTCCGGCCCCCATAGCTGTTCTGGAGCGCATTCGTGAAGGCCAGAACAATCTGTTCATCTTCAGTTACTGACTCAGGTTCTGGCAGAAGGCTCGGGGCATCTGATGGATGGATGTAAAACGTGATCCCCGTATCTCGACCGGCAGAGATGGAGTGCTCAACCACTGCCATCCCAGGCCTGATGTCGATCTTTGGGGCCGATGCAGGCCCCCCAAACTCGGGAGGGTCGAACTGAGGAAGGTTTGCCGCTCGGAAGTTCGACAGATTTACGCCGCCATATTCCGACCGGCTCCCGCCATCCCAGTACGTCCCCGTCAGGGTAACCGTCTCGGTCGCTCGAAACTGGAATTTGCGGCCTCGATACGAGGGGAATACGGCTCGGGCCAGTCTCTGGATGTTTTTTTCATTGCCATTTAAGTAGGTCATGGGGCTCTCCCAGGTTGGTGGTGCAATGCTCTTTCGTCGCTCCTAAGTATAGCCTTCACGGTTATAAAGTCAAGCTTTTTCTTGGGCTGGTGCCGATCTTTTTTTCGCCCTGTTGCATAGCCACCCCGCAGGAAATTGATATAGTCTTCGCGGCCAGGAAATTTTACGCGTATAGCGGCCTTCCGTCAGGAAATTTTACGCGTATAGTAGGGGCGCGACATAGCAGGCTGCAGCCTTCAGGGCAGGGCAGCAGCCTGCCCTTGTCCAGGGCAGGGCAGCAGCCTGCCCTTGTCAGGGCAGGGCTGCATCCTGCCCTTGTCCAGGGCAGGGCAGCAGCCTGCCCTTGTCAGGGCAGAGCTGCAACCTGCCCTTGTCAGGGCAGGGCTGCATCCTGCCCTTGTCCAGGGCAGGGCAGCAGCCTGCCCTTGTCAGGGCAGGGCTGCATCCTGCCCTTGTCCAGGGCAGCATCCTGCCCTTGTCAGGGCAGGGCAGCAGCCTGCCCTTGTCCAGGGCAGGGCAGCAGCCTGCCCTTGTCAGGGCAGGGCTGCATCCTGCCCTTGTCCAGGGCAGGGCAGCATCCTGCCCTGACAAGGGCAGAGCTGCAGCCTGCCCTTGTCAGGGCAGGGCAGCAGCCTGCCCTTGTCAGGGCAGGGCAGCAGCCTGCCCTTGTCAGGGCAGGGCAGCAGCCTGCCCTTGTCAGGGCAGAGCTGCAACCTGCCCTTGTCAGGGCATAATTGCGATAGGGCCGGCCTGAAATAGGCCGGCCCTATATTTTCTTGTTAATTTTAGTCCATACTCGCCAACCGTCTTGGAGTTGGCGAGTATGGCGAGGGGACACGCTAAAGCTCTTTCAGTTCTTTCTTGACGCGTCTGGCAACTTCGCCTCTCCATGTGCCAGCGTTGGCCAAAAAATAGAGTACAACGCTTTTGCCGGAGTCATATCCATAGTTGTCGGTGACTTTGTCCAAGGCGCTCATGGCGTCAAGGTACGGTACGGCTGCGTAGTTCGGTTTGGTCCAGTTGGTAGTTATTTCTTCGGCGATCGTGTGAAGGGGTCGGGACATGAAAGTTTTCCTTTGTTAATGGAATGGGAATAGGACATCTAAATTCTTTTGAGCCAAGGACCAACAGATTCCACATGTATCGCAATTCCCTGGACAATCGACGGCAGCTGCTGCCCGCTTGTTGTGATTTCCCTGGTAGTCGGCAGCTTGGCCCGCATAGGCAATTGCGTAACCTTTTCTTGTTGGTGCTTCCATCCCAGGCCACATTGAAACAACAAGTGACATGTTCTTAGGCAGGGTACTGTGAACAGGCAGAAACTCGAAAGATTTTGTAAAAGCGAGAAAGCGGGTACCCGGAAACTCTTTCGCAATTTCAAGCCATTGATCAAGGTGATCTTGAGAGATGAAGTCGCCAGCCACATGAATGCGAAACAAAACGGGAGTGTGTTTAAAGAGATACGCCCGTACTTCAGCGAAGTAGCGCGTAGGATTATTCCGCAGGGTTTCGCTGTTGTCGTTCCAGGATTTAGAAACGCTTGGATAAGCTCTGAAAGCTTTCAACGCGTAACATGTTTTGATACACTTGCTACAGTTGGTGCAATCTTTCCCAGGGACAAGGGAGACGTTGGGAAGCTTGCCAAGCTTTGAGTTTCCCGGGGAGACGATCAATTGCTCCTCGTTTCGCAAGCGCCGACGCAATTACCGTTAAGGTCGTACAGTGCAGCGAGTAGCTCGGGCGCCTCAGGGATCTCAGCGCCTGTAAGTTTGTCGGCGAGTTTTCTGAGGATTCTGGCTGACTCTATGCCATGCTGTCCGTCAAAGGCAGCGTTAGCTAAATCAATGTCTATCAAAAGTTTCATTGGTTTTCCTCCCGAAACCAGGGCCCGTGTTCTGCGTATCCAGCACTGTAGTTTACCAATTTTTCAGCGCCACACCGGCAGACGTGGGAAGTGGTACAACCGCCATGTGCTCTTGGTTCGTATTCTGGTTCATCTGGGCCACGCATTGGATGTGAGTAGCAGCAAACTACAGTCTTGCGCGTAGTCCGGTAGAACCCGTCGGCACGTCGTGGGCATGTGTCTTCGTGCATGGTCGTTCTCCCAGGGTTGTTTGTGAAGCGTGTCTACTCCTCTATCAAATTCCGCTCGAATACGTACTGCTCAACGGTACCGTCCCCCCATTTCGATGCCCTATCTGGTGTGAGTTTGGCCTGTCGGCCCTGTTCGTCGGCATAGATCCAGTAGGGATCTCCCCAGGGTTCCCGACCTTCCCCGACCTTCGTTACGGATATGCGAGGTACCTTTTCTCCAGCTCCATCGAAATAGCCGTTGGCTTTTAGCGCTTCTTTCAAACTTGGCATTGTGTTACCCTCAATCGTGTTCGTGGACAAGTTCGGTCGTGTGGCCCAGGGTTTCCAAGGCGTCCAAGTCTTGATAACTTACGGTCAGTTTGCCGGTCAGTTTTTCAATGGCTTTTCCCTCGGGTCCGCAGATGTAGAGCAGTTCTTTTCCGTATACGTGTTTACGATAGTACATCAGATTCATCTTTAGCTCCTCGGTTGGATGGTAGCTGCCATCATCAGCGCCCCCGCACCACCGGGGTCGGACACCCGCATCCCTGCGGGCGTTTCGGCTTCCAAGTCCTCTCAGCGGTGGGCCTTGCAGAGGCGCGTGTGGTGACCAAGGTCAGTGTTTCTGCAACCCTCGATTTTGCATGTGTACGCAATGGCGCTGTGGACTGCAGCGGCCGGCTCAACCCCTTGCGCCACCTCCGAATATTCCTTTTCGGCTCGGATGATGGCGTCTTTCGCGGTTTCGTCGTGGACGACTGCGCGGACCGAGTTGAATTGGACGAAAAAGGCGGGCATTGTGCTTGCTCCTGTGCGTGAATGGTAGCTGCCATCGTCAGCGGTGCGGCACCACCCGCACCGGACACCCGCATCCCTGCGGGCGTTTCGGCTTGCTACTGGTTACACCGTATATTCTGCCAGCCAGCGAGTGCGATGTCGGTGGATGGTCATTGTTGCTCTCCCAGGTTTATCGTGGTCGGCTAATCCCGACCGCACTTAAAAAAGTATAACTCTGACCGTTAGGGATGTCAAGGGATAATTTGCCGTACAGCGAAAATATTTATCCTTGTCCCACATTACACGCCCGAAAGGACGATGTCATCTATAGAGCAGCAGGGGGACGACACAGAGGCGCAAGGGGGTAGGCGCAGTGGTGCGCTGAGAACGCAGGGTGGCTGGCCAACGCGCGCACACTCCCCCTAAAGGGGTCATGTTGGCTACCGCTGCGAAGCGCAGCGCCTGCGCTCCATGGGCGTCCTGCAGCGAGTAACGTATAATGAACGGGGGCAGGGTAGTACCTGCGGCAGGTAGCGCCTGTGGCAGGCGGTAGCGCCTGTAGCGGGCCAGACGGTAGCAGTTGTAGCGGCAAGCTGTTGCAGCGCAGGCGCTTACGCTGCTGGCGACTTCCGAACCCGCCAGGGGGGGCCCCGGGGGTATAGCCGGCCCCCGCAGCCAAAATTGTATCGTAAGGGAGCCGTCTTTTCGCGCCGGGGAGCGCTTGGCGTGGGATGGGTTGGGGTGTAGATTTGCCAGAAAGGCGTCTTGGGCGCAAATGCAGCTTGAGCGCAAAGGCGGCTTGGTTGTAGGGTCGCTGTACAGCGAAACAAGCGACAGTGAGTCGCAGGGGGTTGGTATGTCGAGTAAGAACTATGTGTATTCGGAAGAGAGTGTGATTGAGGCGTTGAAGGCGTCTCGGGGGATTGTGTCGGCGGCGGCTCGTCGTCTGGGTATGACCCGCAGGCAGCTGACGAGGCGTGTGAAGGATTCGGAGAAGCTCAAGGAGGTTCGGGATGATGCTCGGGCTGAGTTCTGTGATTTGGCTGAGTCCAAGCTGGTGGAGTTGGTGGAGGCTGGGAATGTGCCTTCGGTGTTGTTTGCGTTGAAGTGTTTGGCGAAGGACCGTGGGTATGTGGAGCGTGCTGAAGTTACGGGCAGGGATGGCAAGGACTTGGGTGAGGTGGTGATTCCCAAGCGGGAGGTCACGTTAGAGGAGTGGAAGGACAGTTTGAAGTTGGAGCAGCCGCTGCGGGAGAAGAAGAGTGCCTGACAACGTCTGGTCTCCCCAGCCTGGGCCGCAGGGTGCGGCGATTCGTTCCGGTCCGTCGGTGGACGAGTTGTTCTTTGGGGGAGCTGCGGGTGGGGGTAAGTCGGATTTCCTGTTGGGGGACTTTCTGACGGACGTGGATCAGGGATCTTCTTGGCAGGGGGTATTGTTTCGGCAATCTCACCCTGCTTTGGAGGACTTGGTGATGCGTTCTCAGCAGTTTTATCCACATCTGGGTGGAGATTTCAAGGTGGGATCTTCGCAGTGGATCTTTCCTGGCGGTTCTGTGCTGAAGTTCCGGCATTTTGAGACCGTGTTTGACTTTGTGAAGTATCAGGGATGGTCTTTGGCTTGGATTGGTTGGGACGAGCTTCCAGAGTGGTCGGATCTGAGTTGTTACAACCGGATGAAGTCGAGGTTGCGTGGACCGGCTCGGAACAAGCGGATTCGGGCGACCGGCAACCCTGGCGGGGCGGGTCATCGTGCTGTGCAGGACTACTTTAAGATCCCTTCTCGTCCGATTCCTTTGGATGAGGTGGAGCCTTTCGTAGACCCTGAGACTTCTATGGTGCGTTGTTTCATCCCTTCCAGGGTGCAGGACAACCGCAAGTTGTTGGATGTGGACCCTGACTATGTGCAGCGCCTGAAGGGGGTTGGTGATCCTGAACTCGTCAAAGCGTGGTTGGATGGGGATTGGAACTCTCTGGTGGGAGCTTTTTTCCCATGGTCTTCATTGAAGGTGGAGGTGGCTCCTGGTCAGGAGGACGAGGTTCCTGGGAACTGGCCCTTGTTTGTGGCGCTCGATTATGGGGAATCGTCGCCTACTTGTGCTTTGTTGATGGCGACCGACTATGATGATCGGGTTTGGGTAGTTGGGGAGTATTATCAGGAGGATCGTTACGCGGAGGAGCACGCTGTAGGGATTATGGACATGATTCAGGGCAATGCGTGGACCGGCGGCAGGTATCCAGACCGGATCTATGCTCCTCACGATATGTTCATTCGGCGTCGATTGGACGAAGATCGCCCGAATACGGCATCGGACATCTTCACAGAGGCTGGATTGTATCTGACTCCGACTTCAAGTGACCATAAGGCGGTGGTAAACCGCTGGCGGGTGACTAAGAACGCTTTAACGAGGGGTGATATGAGGGTATATCGCTCTCAATGCCCGAATCTGTGCCGTACGATGCCTATTCTGCAGCGAGACCCTCGAAAGCCGGAGTTGATCAAGCCGAAAAGTGAGGACCACGCAGCGGATGCATTGGGCTTGGGTATGTTATATGAATATGCAGGCTCCCCTCTTACCCAGCCGGAACCGGGAGGCCCTTTCCAGGCCAAGAACGTGCTGTCAAGCATTGTGGCGGGGGATGCAACTCATAAGCGGTATGGGTAGGGTATTTGACGTATTGAATTCACACTGTGTAGATTTGTTATATGGCAGAAGAAACCAAGTTAGCTGACACAGCTTCGCCTAAATACTGGCGTAGGGCGATTGAGATTGGCAAGGACGCTCGTAAGGAGCGCGTCAAGAACTCTAATCGTCTTCTTCAGCGATATGATCTGGAGTATAAGGACGCGATTAAGGGATTGGATCGGGTAATACGTATATCCCGGTTTTATCCTACGGTAAGGGCGATTATTGCAAGCACGTCGTTCCATTATCCTCGCGTGTTTTTGCGGGTGGAGAATGACGGTGCTGAATTGTCTTCTACCTTATTGGAGAAAGTCGCTAACGATTGTATTCAGCTGATGGGCGTAAAGGAACACGTCCAGCAGGCGATTTTCGATGCTTTGTTTTACGGGGTGGGTTGGCTCAAGATCGGTTATAACCCTACGGGGGACGATTCTATTGCCCCTTACGTCTCTAACGATTCAATGAGAGACGATTTTCCTTATGTGCGTCGAATCCCCGCGCAGAATCTTATAACCGACTCCATTACGCCTCCTCATATTCTTGGCGAGGGCCGGTATATCATTGAGGAGCAGTGGTTGCCGTGGGAGTTCCTCCGTAAGGACGAACGCTACAAGAACCGCCGTCAGATCAAGCCTACGTCGATATCTGATGACGATACGGACTTGCTTCGCATCAAGATCCCTGGCGAGGAAGGCGACGAGGAGTTGCAGGCGTTCAAGGACTCCATCGAGCATGGTCAGATGGTGCGGGTGTGGGAGATCCACGACCGTCTTCATCGGAAGCTGTATGCGATGGCCGATGGAGTGGACGGGTTCATCCGCGACGAGCCCCATCCGTTCCTTCGTCAGGAGGCGGTCACGGTGCCTGACCCGATTACTGGCGAGCCTCTGATGACGGGTGAGTTTGAGGACGGTCAGGGGTACTTGGTGCCCGAGGGCTTTCAGTATATACCGATCAAGTTCGATGCGTCAGGTGACGGGTACTGGCCGACTCCTCCGATTGAGTACATCGAAGACCTCCAGAACGTGATGGTCGAGTCTGTCTCTCGTAGAGCTGACCTTCTAAAGCGGTTCCCGCGCTTGACGGTCTTGTCTCCGAACGAGGCCAAGAAGGAACCTCTCATTGCGGAGAAGCTGAAGAAGTCTTCCGATGGCGACCTCATTATTGCAGATCCCAATAACATCAGGGAGTTGCAGTGGGGCCGGATGCCTGACGGTCAGCTGGAGTTGGAGAATGACGCGAGGATCTACGAAGAGCAGATCACGCTTGTTAATGAGCTGGTGCAGGGCGCGAGTCCCCGCAGGACGGCTACTGAGTCTGCCCTGATCGCTTCTGCGGGTTCTGTGAATCGGGAGTGGATGCAGTCTGTCATTGGAGGAGCCTATAAGAAGATCGTCACAGGTTGCCTCAATATTATGGGAGACCAGCGATATACTCCTGACAACTTCGCGGTGAACATGGCCCGAGAAGGCCATTCTGCGGTCATGCAGATTGTGCAGCAGTCGGACTTCCTCCTCAACTTCATTGTCAGTGTTCAGGCTGGTTCAATGCAGCCGCTGATCGAGTCCCTCGACAGGGAGCAGTTCGTGGAGTTGTATTCGATGCTGCAGGGCAACCCGATGGTGGATCAGGAGGAGCTTCTTAAGGCGCTGATCTCTTCGTATCGGATCTCTGATGTGGACAAGCTCATGTCTGCCGAGGTGGACGCGGAAGCGACTCGCGCTGCACAGTTGGAGAACGACGGCTGGCTGATCAATGGTCAAGATCCTGGCGTGGACCCCGGTCAGGACCATCAGACTCATCTGGAGACGCACGGTGCTTTCTTTCAGCAGCTGAACCAGGAGTTGCAGCTTCTCGCCGCTCAATTTGCGTCACCGGAGTCGCAGGCTCGCCAACAGCAGTTGCAGGGAGCTGTCCAGGTCACGCAGGCTCATATTGACGCCCATATACAGAATCAGGAACAGCAGGGCGGCATGACCGGCGGCGGCGAGGCTCCAGCCCGTCAGCCTACGCCTGAAGGGATTACGGGCCAGGTCAGGGCCAGTGCCCAGGAAACAGCAAACGCCGTAGAGCGCAGCCCAGAGGACTTCGATTGATCAAATACGCGGACTATCGGTGCGCCAAGGGCCACCTTCATGTAGATGCGGAGTTTGAGGAGGAGATTCCTCGCAGGATACCCTGTCATTGCGGATCTCATGCAGACCGCATTCCTGCGTTTGTGCGGATTCACAACACTCATTCAGGAGCGGGGTACGGCAAGTTTGATCCTCAGTTCGGATGCGTTGTGGAGTCATCTCAGCACCGCAGGAACTTGATGAAGAAGATGGGGATGGAAGATATGGGAGGCACAGTACGCGGCGTACCCGAATGGGAAGTCGAGTATGAGCCTCCGAAAAAGAGTGATGGGCCTTCGGCGTTGGTAGCAGATTCGCTGGAGGATTTAAGTTCACAGTTGGCCGATACAGGTCACGATACAGATTTCTCCCCTTTGGGAGAATAGGAGTAAAGCATGGCAGAGGACTCTGAACTTGTCGAAGCGACAAGCCCAGAAGCCCCGGCAGAGACCAACGAGGTCGAAGTAGACTTCGCTACGGACCTTCTGCCGGATAAGTCGACGGAGCCCGCAGGCGAGACATCAGAACAATCCCAGCCGGAATCGCAGGAATCAACCACAACCGATCTGCAAGCAGACGAGGGAGGGTCGCTGCGTTTTGCGGACTACACCCGCAAGATGCAGGACATTGCCGATCAGCGCAGATCACTCGAAACGGAACAGAATTCGATCCGGCAGGAGCGGCAGCGGTATCAGGATATGTTGGAAGGGGGCTTGAATAAGCTCCAGACTGACGATCCTGTGCAGCAACTGTACACACAACTTGGTCCTGACGAGCAGGCGGGTCTTCGGGTGGTGGAGCAGCTCACCGATCATAAGACCGGTGCATTGCAACATTCCCTGGATCAGCAGGCTCAAACGATCAATTACCTACAGCAGCAACTCCAGCAGGTACAGAGTCAGTTTCAGACTGAACAGTCAGCAAAGTTGAACCAGGAAGTCGCAGAAGCGCGGCAGGAGCATGGGGAGCTTGTGGACACCTATGGGCAAGTGATTCTCAAGTCCTATGGGACGGTGAATCCCACAACGAACGAACCCTATTCGATTTCGGAGCTGGTTTCTTTGTACAGTGGGCAAACAGCGGAAAGAACGCAGAATGCTCGCAATACGAATGCAGCGACGAAGGCGAAGAGCAAGCGCAGCGGTGCTGTGAATCCAGGTAATGCTTCTACGCCTGTTGAGTCTGGCAGTTCCACGGAGGGTGAAGCGTTGGAGGCGATAGACAGCCTCGGTTTGTAAGCAGATCCATTTCTCGGAGTAAGAAATGGCTGCAACCAGTACTACTGAAACCTGGGATGCGGCATGGACTGCAACGGAGCGTTCCAGAAAAGGGAAGCCTACCGATAACATCTTCGATAGCTACCCCACTCTGGAAGCGTTCAAGAAGTCTGGACTCGAAATCTCTGCCGGGGGTAAAGAGTTCCAGGTTAATCTGATGTACGCGAAGAACAGTGGTGAGTGGTTCGACGGATACGACACCCTGAATAC